ATCTCCAGGTGCTCGCCATCGAGGGAGTGGTCGTGAAGCGCGGCATCGTCGAGGCGGGCGCGCAGGAGGTGCAGGACACCGCGCGCGGCATGATCGGCTTCTACCACGAAGACCCGCACTGGCCGGAACTGTCGCCAGATTACGAGGCGGCAAAGGTGCGCGACGGGTTCGAACCTGATGCGCCACTTCTGCGAACCGGTGCGATGCGCGACAGCATCACGCATTCGATCGGCCTCGACGGCAACTCTGCCGTGATCGGCTCAGACGATCAAAAGATGGTCTGGCATGAGCTCGGCACCGACAGAATGCCGCCGCGCCCGGTGATGGGCCCGGCCGGCGTCCACAGCGCCACTCGCGTTGTCGATATGGCTGCAAAGGCCGCGGCCGCATGGGTTGGCGGAAAGCCGATGAAGAAGCCAGTCGTATCGAAGACATCGAAGGTAGGGGGCTAAAATTCTCGAAGCATATAAGATCGGAGTCGGGTTACACCTGACGGACATGATCACGCCGAAGCTGCTCGAAATGTCGAAGCAGATGCTCAAGGTCGAGATGCAAGTCGCCGCGCTCGACCGGCAATTCAAGCAGGTCGGCAAGGCGAACGGCGGCATCAAGCAGGCGACGAACTACGCGCACGCGCTCGACAAGGCGGTCGGAAAGACCGACGACCATGCCAAAATCCTCGTCAGGACGTTCGGCAAACTGTCGAAATTCGATGACAAGGCGATCGGCGGCATCAACATGATGCTCGCCGAGCTCAACAAGGCTGACGGCGCGGCCGGGCGCCTTTCCGGGCATCTTGCCAAGATCACGACGTTCAATCCGGAAATGCGCGAACTCGCGCGCGCGACGAAGGAGCTCTCGGATGGGCTGCGCTCGTCGTCGAGCAACGCCGCGATGCTCGCGCATCAGATCCGCTCCATTCACACGATGGGCGCGATCCCGGCCGGCCACATTCCGACCGTTCCGCCGGTTCCGATTGTTCCGGGTGGCGGCGGAGGCGGGCGCGGGGGAGCCGGCGGCCACGGCGGGCGACGCGGCTTTCATGGCGGCGGTGCGCACATCGGGCCGGGCGGCGTTGGAATGGGTTCGATCGGCTACGGCTTCGGCGCCGGCGCGATGGTCCCTCTCGCGGTCGGCTATGGCGCCTACGCGCTCGGCAGCGCGTCCGTCAAAGAGGCGGCCGAGTACCAGCGCGAACAGGTGCAATTCTCCATGTTCGGCATGTCGGCCGAGCAAAACGCCGAAGCCAAGCGCTTTTCCGAGCAGACCAAGATGCTCGGCGCCAGCATGATCGACAAGATGCGCTACATGACCGAGTCGCAGGGCGTTTTCCGCGAGTCCGGCATGTCTGGCGATGAAGCGCTCGGCGGCGCCAAGCTTGTCGCGCCGATCCTCGCGAAGCTGCACTACGCCAGCCTGCTCTCCGGCCACGAGATGGGCGAGACGGAAGAGAAGTCGATGCTGCGTTTCGTTGAAACGCGCGGCGGCCTGAAAGACCCGAAGGAACTGGCGAAGATCGCCGATATGGGTTTCAAGGTCACGATGACGTCGGGCGGCAACGTCGACTGGGAGCAACTGCGCCAGGCGATGACGACCGGCGGTATCGCGGCAAAGAGCCTGTCGGACGAGGCGATGTTCGCATGGGCCGAGCCGCTGATCGGCGAATTGAAGGGCGGCCGCTTCGGCACCGGCCTGCGCACGGCGTTCAATCGCATGAACGGCATCATCAAGTTGCCGAATCAGGCGTATCACGAGATGGAGCGGATGGACTTGTGGGACCGCAACATGGTCGTCGAGAACGCCAATGGCGGCATCAAGTCGTTCAAGGGCAACCCGTTGCGCCATGCGGACGAGTATGCGACGAACCCGTTCAAGTATTACGTCGATCACGTCATTCCGAAGTACGACAAGCTCGGCCTGACGCCCGAGCAGCGCAACACCGAAAACGCGATCCTGTTCGGTAACACTGGCTCGATGCTGTTCAGCACGCTTGAGCAGCAATTGCCGACGATCCTGCGCTCGCTTCCGGCTCTGAATCAGGCGAAGGGGCTCGACGCGGCGACGCAGGCCACGAGCCAAGCCGTCACCGGTCAGATGAAAGAGTTCGACGCCGCGTGGTCTGACTTCAAGGTCGTGTTCGGCACGAGCGCGCTGCCCGCCGTCACTGACATGCTCAAGGCCGGCACATCGCTGCTTCACACGCTCGGCAGTGCCGATACCAACCTGCGCGACGAGCAATCCTACGTGAACGGCGGCGGCGGCTTCTTCGGCCGACTCAAGCGCATGTGGGATTGGGAGCCAGGGAAGGGCGGCGCAGCGTCATCAGAGCCGAAGCGCGACGCCGCGGTGTCGCCCAAGGGCGCCGGCGGAATGCACGTCACGGTAAACGCCACGATGGACGGCACGCCGATCCACACGAAGGTCGTCGACACGATCGTGCGCAAGTCGAGCACATCGCTCGGGACCGGTTTCTTCAACCCGAGCGTGAGCCCACTGACGCAGTTCAACACAGGGCATTGATATGGCAGTAGTGCTGCAGCTCGGCGACTTCCAGTTCGCCGAATACGAAGTGCCCGAGCGCATCACCATGACGACGGCCATGCGCGCCGTCGTGCACAAGATGGTTGGCGGGGCACGCGCGGTCAACCTGATGGGCTATGACCCCGCGCCCCTCGAATGGTCCGGCATGCTGCTCGGTGACAACGCGCTGTCCCGCGCGCGCGCGCTCAAGCAGATGGCGCTCGCGCAGAAGCTTGTCACGCTGACGTTCAGCGAATACAGCTACGCCGTCGTGGTGACCGAGTTCGTCGAGTCGTTCGAGCGCGAGTACGAGATTTACTACCGGCTGCGGTGCGAGATCGTCGCGGACAACGCCGCGCAGGGGCCGAGCGCCTCGGCTGGCATCGACACGCTGATCGGTTCCGACATCTCGACGGCGAACGGGATCTGCTCAAGCATCGGCAATCCCGGACTGACGTCCTCGATGGGGACGCTGACGACGGCGATCGGCGCGGTGTCTAATTTCGCGACGGCGGCGAAAAGCACGCTTCAGACGGTTCTCACGCCGCTCGCGCAGGTCCAGGCGCAGGTCAGCACGCTGATCGCGGCCGGCGAGAACACGCTGCAGAGCGTCTCGACTGTTGGCGGCCTGGTGCCGAACAATCCGATCGCGCAGCAGGTATCGAAACTGAGCGCGCAGGTCAACACGATGACGCAGCAGCCGCAATTGCTGACGCTGCAGGGCGTGCTCTCGCGCGTCAGCACGAACATCGGGACGATTGGGTCTGCATCGAAGTCGATCACGGTCGTCGGCGGCAACCTCTACGACGTCGCGGCCAAGTATTACAAGGACGCAACCGGTTGGGTTGCCATCTCGCGCGCGAACCCGGCGCTCGGCGGCGATCCGCAGATCAATGGCACGCAGACGATCGCGCTGCCGCCCACGAACAACGCCGCGGCTGCGGACGGAGTAGCGAATGCCTAATGTCGACCGCATCCTCGTGACGCAGCCGGCCGGTCTGGCGAATGCGCCTCGCGGTGCGGTGCGCATCAATGGCAATCTTGCACAAGGCTGGCTCGACTGGGAAGTCGAGAACAACGCGCTATCGTCCGCCGACACGTTCTCTGTGCGGTTCGTCGGTGCGTCGCTTCCGCTCGAAACTGACGTGAACTGGTTCAGCAACCAGAAGGACATGTACATCGAGATCTTCGCGGGCTTTCCTGCTGACATCTCGAACTACTCGCCGAGCGACCTGACGAAGCTGATCTACGGGCAGGCCGACACGATCGACTATGACATCGCGACCGACATCGTGATGGTGCGCGGGCGCGACCTGACGCGCGTTTTCATCGACGCCAAGACGACCGAGAAGTTCCAGAACCAGACGTCGAGCCAGATCGCGACAACGCTTGCCACGCGCCGCGGCCTCAAGGCCAGCGTGACGGCCACGAAGACGCCGGCGGGCGCGTATTACGACATCGAGCACGTCAACCTGATGGACGAGCGCACCGAGTGGGACATCCTCTCATTCCTCGCTCAGCAGGAAGGCTTCAACGTCTACGTGAAAGACCAGACGCTGTACTTCGGGCCGCCGCCGGCTGCCAACTCGACGCCTTACCCGATCGTCTGGACGCAGATCGCGCCGAGCACATCGCAATACCGCGCGGTCGCTGGCAACGTCGAGCACATGAGCTTCCAGCGCACGCTGACGGTATCGCGCGGCATCACGGTCGTCGTGCGGTCGTGGAACGACAAGCAGCAGTACGGCTTCAACGCGACCTACCCGTCGACGAAGGCTGGCACGCTCAAGCCGGGAGCCGCGACGACGAAAAGCGCCGGGCAGACGTTCACGTTCTTCTATCCGAACCTAGACAAGCAGCGCGCGCTGCAGATCGCGCAGCAAAAGTACGACCTAATCGTGCAGCACGAGATGAAGTTCACCTGCCGCGTGCCGGGCGACGTAACGCTCGACGCGCAGACGATTATCCAGATCTCCGGAACTGGCACGGCGTTCGACCAGACATACTACCCGTCCTCGATCGTGCGCCGCATGTCGATGGATGGCGGCTTCGAGATGGACGTCCACGGCAAGAACCACAGCGCCACATCACAGGCTGTCTCACTTTGACCCACTACCACGAACTCGCAAACGCGATGCGCGATCACGCTGAGGCGGCGGCCGGCCGCGTGCCTAAGCCGCGCATGGCGACGATCAGCAGTTACAACGCCGCGACGCATGCCGTCAAGGTGACGTTCCAAGGCGTCGGCGACAACGACGTGATCGAGACTGGATGGCTGCCGCTCGGCGCGGTCGGCGTCGGCAATGGCTTCGGCGTGCTGTCCGCGCCGAACATCGGCGACATGGTGATGATCGGCTTCACCGATGGCTCGAACGCCGCGCCGAAGATCACCGGCCGGTTCTTCTCGAACGTGAACGTGCCGCCGACGGTGCCGGCCGGCGAGACGTGGGTCGTGCATAAGTCCGGCTCTCTGCTGAAGTTCCACAACGACGGCACGGTCGAGATGAAGGCCGCCAGCACGATTAAATACACCGCGACGCAGCATCACTTCGTCGGCCCGGTGCTGATGGACAACACGCTGACCGGAAGCGGCGGAATCGCGATCGCTGGCGACAACGGCACCGGTAACGCGTCGACCGTGACCGGCAACTTCAACACGACGGGCACGATCAAGAACAACGGCCACGACATCGGCAGCACGCATCAGCACGTTAATTCCGGCGGCTCCGGCCTCGGTGGAGCCCCACAATGACCGACTTGAACCACTATTGGAGCAACGACCTTCAGATCGGCTCGAACGGCGATCTGTCATTCGCTGATGGCGACACGCTCGCGCAGCAAGAACTGCTGCGCACGCTGATGACGAGCCCGGCGCTATCGGATCAGGCCGGCAACCCGTTCGCCTCGCCCGACTACACGTTCCACGCCGATTGGGGCGCGGGGCTCGGGCGGCGCATCGGGCGGCCGCTCAACGCGAGCCAACTGCGATCGACCATCCTGTCGTCGATGGCGACGATTGCTGGCATCGCGAAGTCTCCGTCGCCGAACGTGATCGTCGCGCCATTCAACAACGGCGCATCGGTGACTATCCAGTATGCCGACGCGGTGACGGGACAAGTCGCCACCCTCTCATTCGACATCAATCAATAAATGGCAAACGTACAGACGCAATCGCTGACGCAGATGCTTCAAAACTTTGCGTCGACGGTTCAGGGGGCGGTGACGTCCGTTCTCTTGAACTTCAACATCGGAACGGTGCTGCGCGCGCTCGGCGAAGCCGTCGCCAGTATTGCGCTCTGGCTGCAAGGCTTGATCCTGCAGATGCTCTCGCTCACGCGCGCCTCGACGTCGACCGGCTCGGATCTCGATTCGTGGCTCGCCGATTTTGGCTTCTCGCGCCTGGCTGCGTCGGCAGCGAGCGGCGTTGTGACGTTCTCGCGCTTCACGCCGACATTGCAGGCGGTCGTTCCTGTTGGCGCGGTCGTGCAGACGACGGACGGCACGCAGCAATTCACGGTCAATCTCGACACGACGAATGCAGCCTACAGTTCGGCGCTCGGCGGGTATGTGCTCGCGCCCAGCGTCGCGAGTGTCAGCGTGTCGGTGACAGCAGTCACGCCGGGCAGCGGCGGCAACGTTGTGGTCGGCGCGATCAGCCAGCTTTCGCAATCGGTGCCGGGCGTCGACACAGTGACGAATGCCGCAGCGTTCACAAATGGCGTCGAAGCAGAGACGGACGCCGCCGCGCGCGCGCGCTTCATCACCTATCTGGCGAGCCTGTCGAAAGCAACGAAGGCGGCGGTCGGCAACGCGATCACATCGCTTCAGCAAAATCTGACCTACACGCTGACCGAGAATTTCACCTACGGCGGAGTTTATCAGCCCGGATTCTTCTACGTGGTCGTCGACGATGGCTCGGGCAGCCCGCCCTCTACGCTGCTGTCGACCGTATCGAACGCGGTCGACGCGGTTCGTCCATTCACGGTCGCGTTCGCGGTATTCGCGCCGGTGGTGGTGAACGCCAGTGTCGTGATGACGATCGCCACGGCGGCCGGTTACACGCACAGCGCGATCACTGCGCTGGTGCAGACCGCGCTGCAGACGTACATCAACACGCTGCCGCTCGGCACGCCGCTTCCATACTCGCGGCTCGCACAGGTGGCCTATGACGCATCGCCGGCTGTCACGAACGTGACCGGAGTCACGCTGAACGGCGGCACGTCTGACATCGCAGCGACGAATCAGCAGGTCGTGAAGGCCGCAACCATAACCGTATCGTAGGAACCATGACCGGCGACCAAAACGATATGCTCGAGCGCATGCAAGCGCTCATGCCGCGCGGCTGGTTCGGCGACTCGCCGACCATCCTGACGGCGCTTCTCAAGGGCTTCGCGGCAATCTTCGCGAGCCTGTATTCGGTGCTGGCGTATGCGCGCCTGCAGTTGCGCATCGCGACCGCGACCGATGGCTGGCTCGACGTGATCTCGGCCGACTTCTTCGGCAATGGGCTGCCGCGCAAGACGAACGAATCGGACACGGCATTTCGCAACCGGATCATCGTCAACATGTTCCGCGAGCGCGCCACGCGCAAGGCGATCACTCAGGTGCTCACGACGCTGACGGGACGCGCGCCGCTCATCATCGAGCCCGCGCGACCGGCTGACACTGGCGGCTATCGGATCTCGACGTCAGGGTACGGCGTGGCCGGCGCTTACGGATCGCTCGTACATCAGTATCAGGCGTTCATAACGGCCTACAGGCCGCTCGGGACAGGCATCCCCTATGTCGCCGGCTACGGCAGTTCGCCGTCCGGCTACAGCATCGCCTCGCGCGGCGAATACGCCAGCCTGAGTATGGTGATGGCGGCGGTAAGCGATTCGGACATCTATGCCGCGATCGCCAGTGTGATCCCGGTAGGGACGATCGCTTGGGTTCGCATCAGTTCCTAAATCTCCGAAGCATTCGATTCAATCAGCCCGCCGCCGCGCGGGCTTATTCATTTCTGGAAGCCAACACATGCGTCGTGCAACCGTATATCCGGGCGCGGTTCCTTTGGAAACCGACATCCTCAACACCAACAAGAACACGATGATTTCGATCGGGCATGTCCTTCAGGATATGCTCGGCACGTCGACGCTGTTCTCGGGGCTAGCATGCGTTCCGACTGGCCCGGCCGGCATGACGGTCAATGTCAATCCGGGCCGCGCGTACTCGCTGCAATCGACCGACACAGGCGCTTACTCGTCGCTCGCTTCCGACGCTCACCAGATCGTCAAGCAGGGCATATCGCTTGATGTCGTGAACTTCTCGTGCCCGGCGCCGACGACCGCAGGCTTCTCTATCAACTACCTGATCGAAGGCGCGTTTCAGGAAGTCGACGCGGGCTCGACCGTGCTGCCCTACTACAACGCGAGCAACCCGGCGACGGCTTACAGCGGCCCGAACAACACCGGTACGTCGAACACGACCTATCGCGATAACACGGTTCAATTGCAAGTGAAGGCCGGCACCGCGGCGACGACTGGAACGCAGGTCACGCCGACGCCCGACTCTGGCTTTACTGGCCTGTGGGTCGTCACGGTGCCGTTTGGCGCGTCGACGATCACGTCAGGAAACATCGTGCAATACGCAGGCGCTCCGTTCCTGACGAACAACCTGCTGTCTCAGATTCAGAGCGTTACCGGCCGACTGCTGCGCACGACGGTGTTCACGAAAGTAGGCGGTGTGCAGATGGTGTCCGTCGATGGCGGCACCGCTACAAGCACCGGCGCGGGCACGTTCACGTCCCTCGCGGCTACCACATCTATCGATGTGGAAGGTTGCGGCGGCGGCGGCCCTGGCGGCGGCACGACGCTAACGAACGCGTCACAGATCTCCGCGGGCTCGGGCGGCGCCGCGGGCTCGTTCGCGCGAGCACGCTATTTGAGCGGCTTTTCAGGCGGAATTACCGTCACTATCGGAAGTGGCGGCGCTCCCGCAACCGGGGCGCAGGGAACCGCGGGGGGCGCGACGAGTTTTGGCGCACTCCTTACTATGGCTGGAGGAGGCGCCGGAAATCTGACCGCTCAAGGCACAGGGGGCAGCTATGTCGGCCCGAATCCGGGGTTCGCTGGCGCTGCACCCACGGGAAGCGGCATCGTATTTGGAACGTCCGGCACGGCGGGCGGCGTGGGCTTTACGCTAAGCTCGGTCGCGTCGTCTGGATTCGGCGGCAGCGGTCCCTACGGTGCAGGATCGCCGACTGTTGCGCCGGGTGTGGGCGCCGGCGGGCTCGGCTATGGCTCGGGCGGCGCTGGCTCCGCTGCCGCAATTTCAACGGCGGCGCAAGCTGGAGGCGCAGGTGCGCCAGGTATTTTGATTATCAAGGAGTATTCTTGATGAAGACTTACGCCTATATTTATAGTGGCATTGTCTGGCAAATTATTGCGCCCGTGCAGGATTCAGGGGGCAACGAAACCCCGCTAGCCGACCGATTTTCTCCGGAATTTGTCGCGGCGTGCGTTGACATTACCAACGTCACCCCGCGGCCATCCGCAAACTGGACATACAACTGGGCTACGTTCTCTGCGCCGAGCTAAGTGGTGGCGTTGATTTTGTGGTCGATCTTTTGAGCGGTTATCTCGTCCGCGACCTCTCCATCACCCAGGAAGATGTCGCGCTTCGGAGATACCCGCCGGCGATTATATCGTTGGGTCCACCAGCCATCCCCGCTAGGATTAAATGTAGGAGCCGAGGTTCGCCGAAATATCGAAGTCGCGCTGATAGTTTCGACTAGCTCGAACATTTCGTCTTCGGCAATGAAGTCAGCCAGCCTTGCGATTGTTGGAATGCTGACATCATCGACAATGAGGTATCCGCCTTCTTTGATGTGAGGGTAGAGCGCTAGATACTCCAACTCCGGGAATGGATAACCGTGCGGGCCATCGATGAGAACAACATCGTACTTCTCATGAGTGCGATAGATTGGCAAGGTCTGCTGAGTCGGCCCGAAGACGGTCTCTACCCGATCATTTTTAGTGAGCGGGCAATCTCTAAAGAATTGCACTGATGAGTCTTCCAATGACGAGTCATCCAGCGAGAAAACCTTGTGGCGATTGGCAATGTTGGAGAAAAGGATTGTTGACTTCCCGCATCCTGTCTCTGCGGAATTCTCAATCTTGGAAGGCAGGATTTCTTCTACGCGCTTCAATACATGTGTAGGGAATGATCCCGAGGCATGGACGCTTCCAGACAACGGGAGATTCTCGTACGCCTCCATAATTGGGGAATTGTACTTTCTGCGCGACTCCAGTACTTGCAGCCTTTGCTGAAGATCTTCTCGCTCACGGAGAAGCGAATCGATCTCTGAGCGCAGCACGTAATACTGTTTTTCCGAGTCGCGCTTCTCCCCTTCCAAACGCTTCGCAATGGTGCGAAGCGCATCGTTCTCTGAACGAAGATCATCCGACTGTCTGGATGATTCGCTTATCTTGCGCTCCAGGCGCTGCGTCTCAGCGACAAGTGAACCATTCTCGGCGAGAAGCTCATCGTTCTCGGTGCGAAGGGTGTCCAATTGCTTTGCCGAGTCGCGTATTTCGCATTCCAGGCGCTGTGCGGTGTTTGTTTTGTGGATGGAGTAACCGAACAGCCTTGCGGCATTTTGCATTGCATTTTTCATGATTCGGGATAGTTCCTGGCGACAGATATAGGTAAGCAGCGGCCAAGGCGCCATCATACCGCCTGCGATTCGATCAACAGCCACCTTCGGGTGGCTTTTTCTTTTTGGAAGCCCGATGGACTTCAACGTTTTGAACAGTTGGCTTATTGCCGCCGCGACCGCCGCCGGCGTCGTCGTGTGGTGGCTTTTCCGCGGGCTGCACGCACGAGTCGAAGACAACGAGAAGGAACTCGCGAACTTCAAGCTTCACTGTGCCGAGGTCTACGTGACTGCAAACAACTTCGAGAAGGCGCTTCAAGGCTTGACCGAGACGTTCAAAGCCGTGTTTGCAAAGCTGGATCGCATCGAAGACAAGCTCGATCAAAAGTTGGACCGCTCCGTCTACTACTCCACCGACAAACAATGACCATCACGCCCGCACTGCTGCAGGTTTCCTGTGGCGCCAACGCTGCCAATGCAGCCAAGTACGCGGCCCCCTTGAGCGCCGCCTGCGATCGCTTCTCGGTGAACACGCCACAGCGCATCGCCGCGTTCCTCGCTCAAGTGGGCCACGAGAGTGCAGGGCTATCGGCCAGTGTCGAGTCGTTCAACTATGGCATTCCGGGCCTGATGGCGACATGGCCGCGCAAGATGCCGTTCGCGCTTGCGACGAAGCTCGGGCGCCAGGCGGGCGAGAAGTTCGTCCCGCTCGATCGTCAGCAGAAGATCGCCAGCATTGTCTACGCGAGTCAGTACGGAAACGGCGACTCGACGTCGGGCGATGGGTGGGCATACCGCGGCTCGGGCCTGATCCAGTTGAC